CGATGGAGAACATCGAGCAGACCGTCAACGGTACTGCCGCCAACTCCGGCCGCGTGTCCGTCACCGTTGCGCGCAACGGTGATCTCGTCGGCGACATGTACGTCGAGCTCAAGGCGAAGGCCACTATCATTCAAACCGTCGCGGGCGGCGCGAACGATGACTGCTGGGCGGCCGAGCGTGCGGTCGCGTCTGCCGAGCTTTCCATCGGTGGTCAGCGTGTCGACAAGCACTACCAGCGCTGGTGGCGTCTCTACTCCGAGCTTTACCTCGACGAGTCTAAGAAGGCGAGCTGGGGTAAGATGACCTCCCCAGGTGCTGATGGTTCTAAAATCTACCTCCCCCTCATTTTTTTCTTCAACCGCAACCCAGGTCTCGCGCTTCCCCTCATTGCTCTCCAGTACCACGAGGTGCGCATTGATTTTGACCTCTCCTCTGAGTTCAGCCTCTACACTGACAACTCCACTTTCAAGGTCTGGGCCAATTACCTCTACCTCGACACTGAGGAGCGCCGTCGTTTCGCGCAGAAGGGTCACGAGTACCTCATCGAGCAGGTTCAGCACACTGGCTCGGATGCCATGGCGACTGCGGGTAACACCAAGCAAATTCGCCTCTCTTACAACCACCCAGTGAAGGAGCTTGTGTGGTGTGCGGACGCGGGTTCCGTTTCCAAGTCCAACCTTTGGAACTTCACCTCGGTGGAGCCAATTCTCACTATTGCCACTGGTGGTGATCTCGCCGCCTCTAACGCGCTCGTGTCTCCCTCCCTTCTTGGTTCCCCCCAAGTTATGGTTGGTGACCAAGGTCTCGCTGGGGAGTCTACTGAAGAGGTTGCGGGCCCAGTTGATACCTTCAAGCTTGTCCTCAACGGCCAAGACCGCTTCAAGGAGCAGGACGGTAAGTACTTCAACCAGGTCCAGTCCTACCAGCACCACTCTGGCTGCCCCATGCCTGGTGTCTACTCCTACTCCTTCGCGCTCAAGCCCGAGGAGCACCAGCCCACCGGCACCTGCAACTTCAGCCGCATCGATAACGCGCAGGTTGCGATCAAGACAAAGGCCGGTGCCGTTCCCCAGAACCTCAACATGTTCGCGGTCAACTACAACGTCCTTCGCATCCAGTCCGGTATGGGTGGCCTCGCGTTCTCCAACTAATTTGCTCGTATAAATCCACCAATTTCAAATTTCAAATTTTAAGATATTCAAGTATCTTAAAATTTGTATTTAATTAACTTTCCGTGTGAGTTGCCAAATGTGTTCGACAATTACTGATGCACCCAACCCTGTGAGTATTTCATTATCGTAGGTGTATCCATAGCCTATCACAATCGCTCCCCATACAAATGCTAAAAAATCGGTCATAGGACTGGCGATAAAACTACAATTTTTGTCGGTAGGAATTGATTTTTCCATCATACGATAATATGCTGTCCCTACGAGTAAAGAAATTAAAATCGCGGCGGTGTGTTTCATTAATATAACGTAGTTTATTTTTTACGAAGTAACAAAATAGCTAGACCCAAACCGAAAACCAATCTTTTCCTGATTCTCCTCACAAAGTTTTCTCGATTTCGTCCTTTAATTTTGTGGTGAGCATTTTTAAGAGCGTTACATATTTCTAAATACTCACCATCGGTCAATCTATATTTATATTCCTCGACAACCTTCATTAGGTAGCCTAAGTCGGGATCCATTACTATAAAGTAATAAATAAATGATCAAACGAATTATCGATCTTTTTGTGAAAGTGGAAAAACCCATGTTGGGGCGTTGGAAAGTTAAAACATGCGAGGACCTGACTACCTCTATAAATTCCGTTTACCAAAATAGAGACCATTGTGGTGACATCATTTGTAAGACCCCGAAGAAGGCTGTTGAATATCGTGAGTTAAAAAAGAACGACAATAAGTAAGTATGTACGAAATTTACACAGATGGAAGTTGTTTGGGGAACCCCGGTCGTGGTGGCTGGGCTGCTATTGGGGAGGGTATGAAACTTGGTGGTAATTTGAGAGACACCACCAATAATGTAATGGAAATGACCGCTGTCGTAAAGGCTCTCGAAAAGTGTCTGGAATTGGGAATCCTTTCGGTGCGTATTTTTACGGACAGCAACTATGTGAAACAGGGAAACACCACGTGGATAAAAAACTGGAAACGAAATGGGTGGAAGACTGCGTCAGGGACGCCCGTGAAAAACAAGGAACTTTGGATTCAACTCGACGTTTTGACCCATAAAATGGACATGATCGATTGGAAGTGGGTCAAGGCCCATAATGGAAATCCTCAGAACGAGGCGGTTGATGCCTATGCGAGGGAGTGCGCAAATATTCTCAGCACTTAGTAGATATGGGTGAAGAGGATGTGCCCCATTGTTGGTGTGACAAACAAGAACAATTATTAGTCAAATGGGCGGAGAAGGCGGCTGGATACCGCTGGCTTCACAATCATGCTAGGTTGTATTACAAGAAGCAGAATGATAGACTTTCATATCCAAGTATTATCATAGCAAGTTTAACGGGTGTTGGTGGTTTTGCTGTCCTATCCCCAACTAGTGGTGGTTCTGATATGAGCTCAGGTGCGCGTATGAATGTAACGATTATTCAATATATTTTTGCCTTTTTAAATGTAGTCGGGGGGATTCTCACGAGTATTTCCAAGTTTAGTCAATGTCAAAGTTTATCGGAATCTCATTCTTTGATGTGTATTCAATATTCAAAGTTTTACAGAAACATAGATATGGAATTATCACTTGAAACCCAATATCGGGTGGACGTGGTAGATTTTGTTTCAAAAGCGAGGGAGGAATTCGACAGACTTCTCGATGATGCCCCCGATATCCCTGCAATTTCTATACATGCATTTAATGATGAATTTCCTAATAAGGACCATAAACCGGATGTATGTAATGGTTTGAGTATTATAACCGCATGTGAAACACCCAAAAAAAATAAGAATAAACTTATATCGAGGTGGTTTGCCGGACAGAACAGGAAGAGTGTAGATATCTCAAGAGAGATGACCGAAATAAATATTCAATAATACTATAATGACACCTATAGATAAATTTAGACTTATTATAATTATCGCATTGTTATACGGTTTTCTTTATAGCAGGATGGATCCAGAGGAGTTTGGATTCAGCTCACCCCTCGACCCATATTACTTTTCTTTCACTACTATGAGTAGTGTAGGATATGGTGACTCAAGTCCCAAGACTGATCGTGCGAAGTTGCTAGTAATGACCCAACAGGCATTCATTTTTGGTGAAATTTTAAAGTTGTTAATGTTTAAACGAAAAATTAAGTAACTTAGAGATTTTTCTATACATTATATAAATGAACACTGGGATCTTGATCGCCGGCGGACTGTGTCCAGGTGTTCACAACCTCGTACATGATCTCACTCTTTATGAAAAATCTCAAGGAAATCATGTATTCGGATTTAGACGTGGGTTTGCAGGTTTAAATGTGAATGACCGTTCTGAGATGCCAACACTTTCACGTGAAACAATGAAACTCGACATGGCTATACATAGTTTAAAGGATATAGATCGTCTTTACTGTCTGTGTGGAAATAAGTCTATGGAAAACGCTGCTTTACTCGCTCTCGACGATAGAGTCAAAACAAACATCATCGGAATAGCGAAGACGATGTTTGACGATTTTCCGGGATTAGAAGCTATTGGTTCTCGAACAGCCGCGTTAGAGTTTGAAAATAACATGGAAGATGCATACCGTAAAGCTGCATCCGAACATTCTATTATTTTTGTTGAAATGCCAAGTGAAAAAATGATGACGCGTAAAATTTACAACCAGGTTACCGATATTGTTAACGGGTTGACTGTAAATGAAATTTCCATGCATCAAATAAAAAATAATTATGAGACACACGGATTTGCCTTGATTCTTGTCACGGGAACGGATAGATATTGGGACATCGTTGAGTATTTACAGCAAAACACTGATACTTCTGTAAGTGTCATGAGTCCAGCCTTTGAGGCATATGATGTTCAGCCATGTCTCTACGATAAGATTTTATCAGAGCGCGTAGCTCGAGAAGCATTTGAAAATGCTCAAATATATTCTAACTTTATCATCGGTGGAGGTAGCATTATAAAATTTGAGGAATATATTGTTATAGTATAGGTATGTTCCGTGAGATGTTCAAGGATCCCAAGTTTGTGGGTGCTCAAACATCTCCACCCAATAACGTTATCGTGGTAACGGAGGATGGGGTGGAACAGTACACCACACAAGAGTTTATGTTTAAATCGGAGGCTACAATAGACAAACAATCTAAGGAAGTTAAAGGTACCACACGAGGTAAAGATAAGATAATCCAACTCTTCATCGAACCGACAATTCGAAAGAAGGGGAGGTTCACTGTCACGATGTATGAGTTTTGATCCAATAGCTCAGTTGGTTAGAGCGTGGTGCTTATACACCGTATGTTTGAGTGGAGTCACATCCACATAAGGCACGCCAAGGTCACGGGTTCGAGCCCCGTTTGGATCATTTTTACATATGTGTCCCATATGTAAAAATGATTTGAGAACCTAAGTTAGTATTTATATTTGTTAAAATAAACAAAAACAATGACACTTAACTATTCCGACGACATCACTCTGGCCGATCTCGCGCGTCTCCTGGCAGAGGAGGAAAAGTCTACTAACGGGAAAATAGACAGTGAGGAAGACATGGGGGAACCGGAAGTTTCTTCTGCTCCTCCAATACAATTTGTCGATGAGATGGAATTCTACTCAAGAAAGTTCTAAGTGATTGTATGCGTTACGGATCAGTTGCGAGGAAAGTGTTCAAGACGCGGTGGGGTCTTTATAATAAGGGACTTGTGGAGGACCATCATGTGATACCCAGAGAGTTTCGTGAACACCCAACTATAAAGGGTTTTGGATATGACATGAATGCGGGTGATAATGTGGTGCTCTTACCTACACGATTAGGTAAACACGTACTCCATGTGAGGGAGGATCGCCTCGTACATACTGGTAGTCACCCGGTATACAATGCATATGTTGGTAGAATGTTGGATGTAATACAAAGTGAGGGTGACCTCTTAGAGTTTGTAGACTTTTTGAAATATTCATGTAGATACAGTCCCCACCAAATCCCGTGGTCTTAGTATCCCCATAAGACATCATCGGGAACGTAGGTTGGATTTTGGCGGGAAAAGAATTCACGTCTACCATGGTCACTGTGACCAATTGTGCTTGGACCACTTCTATCTATTTTGATATACCTTCGTAGATCTTTATAGTACACACGAGCTCCTTTGGCAATGACATCTTCCGTTTTATTGTCAACATGGTTATCAATTGGGAAATAATATTTCATATACTTTTTCATATTTTCAGTGTGCACCAGGTAACATTTCATTGACGAAATCCATTCAACTCTTTCCAAACCTCTGTATACTTTAGTTGGTATTCTGGATAAACAGTGGAAAAAACACATCTCAAAATTATCTCCCAATTTATCTATTACATCTTGCACTTCGTTGTAAAACTGGTTTGATTTTATGATTACATTATCTTCGAGTATGAGGATATATTTACTTGTAGCATTTTTCATGAGATTGGTGTGTCCCATGTATGCACCAATGGCACCCATGTTAAAATATGTTATATCAGGTCGCTTAACTGTTTTATCGTAGTGCATTTCTACAGCTTTTTCGAAATATTCTGGATCCACGAGGTGTTCAAAATCTCGTGCATTTTTTAGTTTTTTCGTATCTACACCATACGTAATTTCGAGGGGAATTGAAGGATTGTGATATTTTAAAAATGTTTTACGTCGCTTTGTGGATTTTTTCAACGTAAGTAAATTACATTTATAATCATAATTTGAAATTGTCGAATTTCTTCGATTGATTACAATAACGAGTAAAGTCATAAACACTAAAATAATTATTGTTGTCATACCTACTTAAAAATTAGAAAATAAATAAGAGTATGGATACGGACACCTTCGTAAATTGGATTGGTCTGGTGAGCGCTATACTTATTTCGATAATGTTTATCCCCCAGGTAGTGCACGTTCACAAGACCAAGGACACCCACGCTATCAATTATACTTTCCTTGGAATAAATGTCGTAGCGAGTATTTTGGGTTTGGTGTACTCTATACATTTCAATGTAGTTCCCATGATCGTCGCGAATACATCTGCTGGTCTATTTTCCGTCTCTTTGACTGGTATGAAGTTTGTAAATGGACTTAAAGAGGAAACTCCTGAATATGATATATCCACTCCCGACGTGTAGTCGGTCGAGTACCCACCGCTCCTATGGTGTAGTTGGTTAGCACTGTGGTCTTTGAAACCACCAACAGAAGTTCGAATCTTCTTGGGAGCTGTTTGGGTGGAGGGAAGGGCCGGTGTCCCACGTAAAGGGCAAACCCATCTGGAATGGGGGCATCGGCATTGCACCAACCTAACCTGAAATCCTAACCAGTGAATAAACGTTGATGGAGCCGACGGGGTGAGGAACCTTAACCGGACTCACCTCGGGGAGCCCTCTCTGTCGCGTTGTATTCATAGTGCCGTATATTAATAGCACACCCTTTCTTAGCTCAGTTGGTAGAGCAGTGGACTGTAGTTCCATGGGTCACCTGTTCGAATCAGGTAGAAAGGAACAGTCTTCCATAGCTCAGTTGGTAGAGCGTGCGACTGTTAATCGCAAGGTCATCGGTTCGACCCCGGTTGGAAGAGTTTTTAGATAGTTGTCCACTATGTAAAATCTCTCAGTTTAGTATATGACATATGTTCCAAAGAAAATGAATCCAGCATGGCGCTGGATGCGTTCAAACATCGTGAACCTTTCCTTCACCGCCAATAAAGTCGTGGTCATCCGTGATTGGCGACTGGCTGCGTTGAATATTTTCTTCAGTGTGGCTATTGTGGGGTGGGTTATATTTTCATTGTTTTTAGGTAAGACCTATATCGTGACCGAGGTTCCAACGGGGGTCTCGAGTGCTTGGGGCCTAGCTTCGACTGACTACACTTCTACACAAAAGGCTATATATAATGGTGGTGCGTCATTTTGTGACAGTCTCACCAACTATAAGTTTAAATATTCAAATGACTGGAACTACGAGACCCCGGTGTGTGCATACTATGCGGGTTCTGAACTTATTTCAAAGTTGCCATCGGG